AAGATACTGCATTTCTAACTGCAACATCAACTTCTTGATGTACATTTATTCTTACAGTACCTGCTTTACCACCAGAATAAGGATCTACTAAGATTGATGGTGCGCCAAATAAACCAATTAATAATTGACTAAAATCACCAAAAATCATTGCACTAGCATCTGTTCCACCATCACCCGGATTTAGGTTTGATGGTACATTTGAAGTAAATGCTATTGGATAACCATAAATGGAGTTCCAAGGATCATTCAATAACATTACACTATCAGTAGAAGATACTCTTGATGTATTTGCTAACTTACTTTTTACCTTAGAGTTTGTTAAATAACCTAATGCATTAGCATTTACTACACCATTATCTTCTTCAACTAGTTTAGCAAGATCTGTTATATCTGCCCAAGTTAAAGCGGCAACATCTGTTCCAGATGATACATCTAAATCATTTACACCAGATGTATTTAGAATGCCTGTTGGATTACCAGATGATCCACTACCATTGATAGCGGCTAATTCTATTGCATCAGCTACTGATCTTAATAAATCATCTTGTACAACTTGCTCTATTGCAGGAACACTTTCCATCATAAGTAATCTGGAAATTTCAGCAAAAGCACCTAATGTTCTAGGCTGTAATGTAACTGCATCATCAGTTTGAGATTGATCAGATACATCACCTGCTTCCTCAACAAAAGCGGCTGTTGCACCAGTTGATATTTTAGGCATTCTTACACGATTTGTTAAACCAGAAATATAAGTTGTTCCTAAACCTGCTAAGACTTGTCTTGCTCTTAGCGCTTCAATAAACATATCTGGTCTTTGAATTGTTGGTACAAAGTTATCTGTTACAGCTTCACCAGATATAGCACCTGTTGCGGCTGTTGTCATAACTCCAGATCTTTGACCCCAAGCAAAACCCGGAACATAAAAACCATTTGGTTGTTTACCTGTTCTACTTGCAATTTCATCAGATAGTTCATGCTCATAACTAGCTTCTGCTCTATTTCCAGTAATTTGAGATCTAATCATTCTACCTAAAGAATATTCTCTTTTCTCTTTTACTGGTGCATCAATAAGATCAGCAGGTGTTTCTAGTGGTTTATCATTGCCAATAGCATCTAATAATTCACCTCTAAATGCTTCAATAGAAATACCTCTACCTAAAGCATCTTCACCAAGATCAGCCTTATTGTGCTTTCTTGCTAAAGTCATTATGTCTTTAGCATTTCTTGATGCGACTTTTTGAGCATCAGCTTCAATTTTTGCCACATCAATTTCATTTTTTTCAGACATAGTATTATCTCCTTTAATCTGAATGGTTGATTTTAATGTTTCAGAAGTTGATCTGCCCACACCCACCAAATTTGACTGATCCGCTGGTATGCTAACAATACTTACTTCCATTGGTGTACTCATCACTCTAACAATGTCATCTTCATCATCTTCATGTTCAGCACGGTCTACTTTGCCATCTACACGATAGCCTACAGAGATATTTTGTCTTATACCATCTGTAACATCATTGAACACTTCAGAAGCTTGTTCACTTTTTCCAAAGCGAACTAATGCTCGTAATCTACCTGCATCTTCATCAAGTTCAACTGATTCCACAACTCCAATCTGCTTTTCTAGATCATGATCTAGTAAAAGTGGCGCTCTACCAGAGTTTAAAAACTTTAAATCCATATGTTCAGCTTTATGAGACATTACTTCCATCCCAAAATCTCTTTTAACTGGTTCTTCAGATGAAACACCAACTCTAACTGTTCTGTTCATCTCATCTATGACCTCTTTATCAAAATGATAAGATCTAAAAGATAAATCTTCTTTAGAATATTTATTTCTTTCCTTCATACCATCATCATGATCACCTATCTTTTCTTCTTCATGACCCGCTTTATCTTCTTCATCTTCTTCGTGTCCACCACTTGTTTCCATTTCTTCTTCTTCATGATGTTTGGCAAAAGTGATTGTATACTTATCATCATCCTCTTGCACATCCACGATATGTCTTTTATCCATTTGATTATCCATTCTTGAATCTCCCTCATTTGAAGTTTCATTATCTTTCTCCACAAATTTAACATAAAAATCTTCATTAGTTAATAGTTCAGTTTTTTGTTCTGTTTCAGTTTTCATAGGATGCCCTTCTGGTAATAAATCTGTATCATGTTTCCCACTTCTGTATCTTCCATTTCTTACAGCATATAAGAAACTGTTAACTCTTGCCATTGCCCATTGTTCTTCAGAACTTACATTAGGTCTAACTGATTGAGGATTAGTATTATATGCGCCTACTCCCCTCTTATAAACTTTTGCCAACATACCTAAAGTAACTCTTTTAGATTTAGCTGATCCGTGTTCTTCATTGTGTTCTTTTACTTTATTTTCTAAAGCAGTAATAGTTTTATCCGGGAACTCATCTTCTATTGCTCTAGTTTCACCTTCATCAATCTTATCAAGTTGTGCATCTTTTCCTCTCGCCCAAGATTGACCTGCATCACCACCCCATAATGCCCAAGCAATGCGACCTGCTGAAGGATACCCATCTTCACCTACATAAAATCCTTCACCCTCTTTATCAACTTCATGCCTACTAAAAAAAGAATGCATTCTTCTTACTGTTCTTGGTGATAGTTCTTGTTTGTTTACTAATTGTCTTGCTCTAGCTACACCAACAGCAGTTCCACCTCTACCAAATTCTTTTCTCCAATCTAATCCCTTTTGTGCTTCTTCTTTCATTCCATCAGTAGGAACTAGATTTATTTCTTCACCTTTATACTTCGCCATCATCATCCCCTTGTGTTATTTCAGCTTCTACAGGGAACTTTTGCCCAAAAGGTTCAAAAGCCATACTTAATCCGTTTTGTGTTGCTATTTGCTTATCTTTTGCAATCTGTGAAAATGTTTCTTCTACATCTCTACCATAATGAGCCGCAACATCTTGATGTGATAGTATTCCATTTTGTAAACCTACAACTGAAGCATTTATTTCTTTCAATGGATCTATCCAATTCCATCCACGACCTCTGAAAACAACATTATCATTAAATTTATCATATTTGCTTGATGGCAATGGTATAGATCCAAAGTCCATAGATGACATTAACCAATTCTGAAAAATAGGTTCTACAAAGTGCTGAATTAAAAATTGTTGCAATGCTCTATAATGATCTCTTTCATCTAATGCACCTTGCCTTATAGATGAGTAATTAACAGACGATAGATCACTACTGAGAGCCGCATAAGATACATTTAGTCCACTAGCTATACCTTTTAAAATAGCACCCTCAAACTCCCCAAAAGATGTATTAGGTCTATCTGGATCAAACATCTTAATATCATAACCCGCTGGAAGTTGGTGGAATGACCCCGGCTCTACATCTATAATAGGTTGAAAATTTTCATGTAAATCATCTCCCATATAATCATCTGAGTTTGGTGTTGTTAACATTCCCATTTTAGAAGCTGATATTCTAGCCGCAATAATTTCTGCTTCTCGATAAGCACCTAACATTTTTAAACTAGATATTACTGAAGCCATAAATGGTTCTCCTCTAGTCTGATAAGTCCTTGAAGGCATAAAAACATGAATCATTTCTTCAGCAGGAACTCTTATATGCTTTTGTGCTACTTGTCTTGAATAATGTTTATCTCCCGGATGTGTCGTTAATACATGATATGCTACTGGTTTATGAAATTTATCTAATTCAACTCCCATTCTAATTTGATTACCATTAGATAGCAGTTCATTCTTCTTTTCATCAATCATATCCGGTTCTATAAGCTGAATAGCAAAATTATCTTTATATCTTCTACCAGATAGCTTTTTAATAAACACTTCACCATCTCTAACTAAAGTTTCTATGGCATATTTCTGACAATCTAACCAAGATAGCCTTCCGTCTACTGTAGGATTACCTAACCTTCCCCAAGACTTAAAAGCATTTTCTATAATTGTATTTCCGGGAGCATCTAAACTTCCATCATCATTTGTTGCTTTAACTTGTAAATGAAAACCTTTATCACCAACTATATTTGTTTTCATAAGGTTTACATATCTTCTAGCAAACTCATTATCTCTAACAAGTTCTCTAG